TGAGAAGCGGGGTAGTATATTAAACAAAGTTAACACATGAAGATAACACACACTATGAACCGACAATGTCCTCACCAGAAGACGTTTTAGCCTGCTTAGCAATATGCCGCTCAATAACCTGACGATCATACGAAGCCTGCTCAGCAGCCCTACGGGCAGAAATAAGACGACCACGAGAAGTCTTAACGAAATCACCGACTTCCTTAGCAAGAGACAATTTATCAATCAAATCCATACGCTCAAAATTATCGGGAATAAGACGATTCTCACCAGTATAAACAGGATCAAACACTTTGACCTTACCGCCAGCATTGTGACGATTAATGAGATCACGAAGGGAAAGAGACATATCCGGAACGGTCATAGAAACACCATAGTTTGATTCCAAACGAGTGTCACCATGCTCATAAGTTGAAGAGTTTCTAAACATCACGAACTTTTTTAGACTTTTTAAAAGAAGTGTTGCGCGCCGTGCGCTGGTCAATAACAAACTGCTCATAAGTATATTCAGGATTAGAACCGTACAAACGAGCATGATAATCCCTATTATCAACATCCCTTTTACGGGAAGATTCATCAGCAAGAACACGCCTGTCATCATCAGTATCAGAAGCATAAAGACGTGCCTTATAATAACGAGGAAGGGCAATCTTATGCCCACCATCAACAGTCAAGTAATTACGGGAAAGATCATCATTATGATAACGCTTAATAGCATCAGTAACATAATTAGCACCCATTCCCTTAGACATCAAAGAAAACTCGGGAACACGATCATCGCCAGCATGGAAACTAAAGAACTCGGACGAATTCATGTACTTACAACAATATGCAATACTATCACCTGTAACAGTACCAACATGAACTTTGCCAAGAGAAACACCATCAAGAGACCACGCATCAAAAAACAAACTATCCTTAGGCACATTAAAAATAATAGCATGGTAATGAGGTCGCTTACCAATAGTACCATACTCACCACAAGCATAATAAGACAACTTAGCATCGGGACACAACTTACGCAAACGCTTCATATAACGAGGAAACTCACCCTTATCTAAAGTCATCCAACCATTAGGAGAAATGGGTAAAAATTGAGGCGAATAAGTAAGCGTAACAAAATGCGAAGAAGTACAAACCTTCTCATGTTGCTTAAGACGAAAAACCCAAGAATCAACACGCCGTTTCATACACGGCGGACAACGGCCACAAGGAACGGGAACCTCACGAAAGGCTCCAGCAGGAAGGACAAAAATAGGCGTCTGACAGGGCATAACTACAAAGTTGAGGGAATACCGTAACGCGGTAAACGACGAACAACAGAGTGCTGGTTAATAACCTGAGCCAGAATAGTATCAACATCCTCATCAACAACTGCAAAAATATCGCGCGACGGATTACAAGTAACAAAATCACCGTTAAGGGAAGGAGGAGCAGCGGGATTAAATTGCCGGCCTAACGTCCAAAACGCAAGAGAGGAACGGAACTGACCGGCAACTGACGAAGGATGGTAACGATACTCGGAATAACGTGGAATATAACCAAAAATGCCATCAAGATCATAATCATCCGAATCTGTGTCATGACACAGCACTTCCTTATTACGAATCTCCTGCTCACCCAAATGGGCAAAAGACGGCCAAGCATAATCCAAACGATCCTCTTTAGTCCAAAGACGAGAAACACCATCCTGATAGGCAGTATCCGGAATAACCGAAATAATACCGATAATGTAACCATGCTCCTCGGCAGAATAAAACATACCACCTTCACCACCAGACGAAATACCGTGACCAGCAAGGCCGCCGACAGGAACTTCAGCAGTAGCAGCAGAATTAGAAGACTGCGCAGTAGAAAGAACCTCCGAGATTACCATATTCTGGACAGAACGACCAATTAGCTCAGGGCGCTGAAGGCGAGCATCGGACGATTTAACACCAAAATGCGAACGAATCTGTTCAATATAACGAGCACCACCACGAATAGTACGTTCAAGGAACGCCTGTAAAGAAAAAGCCTCGCGAAGATCATTAATAGTCGCAGCCTCGCCCTGAATATCAACAGTAAGAGAGCCACGAGGATCATAAGAAATAGCATTACCGGCAGAATCTTGAACAGAATTACCGAAAGGAACAGGGCCCGCCTGTATCTGAATATCACCATTAACAGCGGCACCACCGTCGGCAAACTTATAGAAAGTACCAGGAGTACCCGGAGGATCGGAAACAACTACGGGCAAAGACGCTTCACGAACAAGAGGAAGATCTACGTCAGAACCTTGCTGAGAAGTAGGAAGAGCGGAAGTAAAATAATCATGCTCCCAAGCACGATTAAAAGGATCACCATTTAAAATAGGAGCATACGCACTGGAATTATCACCGGGCTGCAAAGGAACGAAACGAGCAGTTACCAAATTCTGATCACGATAATACTCATCAAAAATCTTGCAATAAGCCGCAAAAGGCAGGGCAGAAATGTTAAGAGGATTAGCATCGTATTGTCCCGGAGGGATACCCATATAGTCCGCCAAAGATCCCTCTAAAACAACATCATCCAACTCAATACGAGGGGCAGCAACAGGTGGCTCAGCAACACCAGTTATAAACTCTTCCCAAGAAGCAAACAATATACGAGAAGGGACAAAAAAGTATTCTGTCTTAACACGTATACGGTGCATAACAGGAGAAACAAGAGGCGCAAAACGGAGAAGGTTAGCAAAAGAAAGATTGAAGCGATCACCGGGCAAGACCTCCATAAGACAAGAAGGGACTAACTCACCCATGTTAAAAGAGAATTTCTTCTCATGCCCAAGATCAAAACGAGAAGTCTCAGGAGACGTCATCATAACGTCAGCAAAAACATTATCTTTTCGTTTCATCGAAAAAGAGTTAAAAGGTTAAGAAATCATTTACCAAAAAGCCAAGACCAAATACCATCACCAATAGTCTCAGCAGTGACACGACCATCAACAACATCAGAAAGAATCATACCCAAATAACGCTGGTACATAGGATCATTAGGATTAATATTCTTCTTACGAAGACCGATCTCAATTTCCTGCAACTTACCAGAGTTAATAAGATTGTTAATCTCAGCACGAGTTTTTTGACGATCCAAAGGAAAAGACTTACGCTGCTCCATAAGAGTCAACATACGCTCAGCAGCCTCACGAAGGTTAGACGCATTCATAGTAGCCTCACGAGCGTCACGATTCAACAAAACATCATTAGATAGTTTCATATTACGGAGAGACTCGCGCTTAGCATCCGCAGACACATCAACCAAATCACGATTGAAATCAAGATCAAAACCAGTCCTCTCAGCCTGATAAGCCCGAAGAATAGCATCTTGACGAATAACATCGTTTTGAACTTTAAGGTTGTCGGCTTGAGCATTTTTAATGCGTAAATCGGCTTGTCCCAAAAGAATAGACATAGCGTCAGTGCGAGGACCCTCAACACGAGGCTCTCGAAATTGAGCCGGAGTAACATCCGGTACAGGAATAGCAGCAGCAGGGCCGGAATTACCTTGTCCATAGATTAGGTTAGGATTAAGACCAGCATCTTTAAAACGACCCATTTGAGAAGCGGGAGAATTATAATCATTCTGCATACCCCAAAACTTAATAGCGTCGTCATACTGGCGCTGATACATCTTTTCGGAGAACTTACGAGAATCACGATTCTGTTGCAAAGTATTACCAGCATTGAAAAGATCACCGCCTACGTTAGAAACAGAACCAATAGCAGAACCAAGAAGAGCATCAGGCATAGTTAAAGTTTAAGAGTGAGAGAAATACCGGTGTGAAACGTCTTAGCATCCAACCAACGAACCTCAAAAAGTTGAGCACCATTAGCGGAAACATTCTCAACACGATCACGAAGTTGAATAAGACGAGTAGAAACCAGATCAAGAGATTCACGCAAAGCATTAATCTCCTCAAGAATCTGAGAAGTAGTCATCGTTTCAGGGAATAGTTCAACCTGAACAGGACGAGCAGTAGAAGAATTAGGAACGCCACGAGGCATAAGAGAAAGAATTAGAATGTGAGAAAATCAGAGACGAATACCACCACGCGGAACAGTATAACCGCGAGAGAAAGAAGAACGACGGCGAGAACGACCGCGAAGACCACGTTTGTAACGCATAAGAAAGAATTTAAGAATTAGAAACTTGTGTGAATAACTCCCAAGTGAACAGTCACGCCGTAACTGTAATAAACACCGGGCCAATATTTCAAAGAACTGCGCTCCGTAGAATTGCTACGCAAAGAACGTCGCTTATTATCAACATCAATAATTGTGCCAGTGTCAATAAGCCATAATACAACAAGGAAATTATGGCTTAAGAATGGGAAACACAAGTAAGATGTCATGACATAACATGACAAAACGACAACAAACGTAGATAGAAAAACATTGAGGTAGAAAGATTGCGCCCCCCATCGGCGGGTCATTCCTGTCGGAATGGCCGCCGGTGGGGCGCAATCAATACTCACATTCAGCGCACTTAGAGATGCGACAAACGGAACATCACCTGCCGTGGGCTACTTTGTTTAACATACTACCCCGCAGCATTGAGAATACAACGCATTGAGAAGCGGGGTAGTATATTAAACAAAGTTAACACATGAAGATAACACACACTATGAACCGACAATGTCCTCACCAGAAGACGTTTTAGCCTGCTTAGCAATATGCCGCTCAATAACCTGCCGATCATAAGAAGCCTGCTCAGCAGCCCTGCGCGCAGTAATAAGACGACCGCGAGAAGTCTTAACAAAGTCACCGACTTCCTTAGCAAGAGACAATTTATCAATCAAATCCATACGCTCAAAGTTATCAGGAATAAGACGATTATCACCCGTAAAAACAGGATCAAAAACCTTAACCTTACCGCCAGCGTTATGACGATTAATGAGATCCCGGAGGGAGAGAGACATATCAGGGACAGTCATGGAAACATCATAATTTGATTCCAAACGAGTATCACCATGCTCATAAGTTGAAGCGTTTCTAAACATCACGAACTTTTTTAGACTTTTTAAAAGAAACATTGCGCGCCGTGCGCTGATCAATCACAAATTGCTCATAAGTATACTCAGGATTCGAGCCATATAAACGAGCATGATAATCCCTATTATCAACATCCCTTTTACGGGAAGATTCATCCGCCAACATACGTCTATCCTCGTCAGTGTCGGAAGCATAGAGACGCGACTTATAATAACGAGGAAGGGCAATTTTATGCCCACCGTCAACAGTCAAGTAATTACGAGAAAGATCATCGTTATGGTAACGCTTAATAGCGTCTGAAACATAATTAAGACCCATACCCTTAGACATCAAAGAAAACTCCGGTATACGATCATCACCAGCATGGAAACTAAAGAACTCAGAAGAATTCATGTACTTGCAACAATAAGCAATACTATCACCTGTAACAGTACCAACATGAACTTTACCAATAGCAACGCCATCAAGATGCCAAGCATCAAAGAAAATAGTATCGTTAGGAACGTTAAAAATAATAGCGTGGTAGTGAGGACGCTTACCAATAGTGCCATACTCGCCACAAGCATAATAAGACAACTTAGCACCCGGACACAACTTGCGTAGACGCTTCATATAACGAGGAAACTCACCCTTGTCCAATGTCATCCAACCATTAGGCGATATAGGCAAAAAATCCGGTGAATAAGTAAGCGTAACAAAATGAGATGAAGTACAAACCTTCTCATGCTGTTTAAGACGAAAGACCCAAGAATCAATACGACGTTTCGCACACGGGGGGCAACGACCACAAGGGACAGGTACCTCACGAAAAGCACCGCCGGGAAGTACCCATAAAGGAGACTGACAAGCCATAACTACAGGGTTGAGGGAATACCATAGCGCGGTAAACGACGAACAACAGAATGCTGATTAATAACCTGAGCCAGAATAGTATCAACATCCTCATCAACAACTGCAAAAATATCGCGCGACGGATTACAGGTAACAAAATCACCGTTAAGAGAAGGAGGGGCTGCGGGGTTAAACTGACGACCTAAAGTCCAAAACGCAAGAGAGGAACGAAACTGGCCAGCAACAGAAGAAGGATGGTAACGATACTCGGAGTAACGTGGAATATAACCAAAAACACCTTCAAGATCATAATCATCCGAATCAGTGTCATGACACAGCACTTCCTTATTACGACTCTCCTGCTC